GCATGGTCTCGGTTCTCGCGATCAGTTCGGTCCGCGCTTCGTCGCCGACCGCCGCCAGGATCTCGTCGCGAGGATCTTCGCCGTCTTCCAGCGCGGCGGCAATGGCATCCGCGATCCGTTCGCGCGTCACGTCAGAGATGTCCTTCGCCAGCTCCGCGGCGTGCTCTTTCGCCCAGGCCACGGCGTTCGGATCGCTCGCGTCGAAACGCATCTCGAGGCTTGGTTTGTCGCTTCCACGCTTCTGACCCGGCTTCAGTGCGCGAAGTTCGAATGTTTCAATACTTTCTGCTGCCTTCAACCTGCCCAACTTCCCCAGCGCCACGTTCCCGCCGACCTCGGCGACCGCGAGCAGGGTCTTGGGCAGGACTTTGACGAGGGCGTCGTGCAGGGTGCTGACGACATTGTCCTTGTCCGGCGCCTGCCGCTTCGCCAGCGCGAACGCGTACCGCACGCTGGTGCGCATGCGCGGAAGCATCGCGTCGGCCGCTTGGTGGAGGGGAGTGTTGTCTTTCGACTTCAGGTCGCGCAACGCAAGTGTGCGATGATAATATGCACCTTCATGAGTTGGACTCTCTTTGCCTTTTGTAAAGCCAAGCTTGCCAACCATCGACTGCGATGCGTCGTTCGTATGTTCGATGTACGTCGTTACAGATTTGAAGCCGCGCGCTTTCGCTTGAGCGAGCGCTGCTTCTAACGTTTCGCGGCCATAGCCTTTATGTTCCTTAGCATCGATGCGATTGGCGTACGCCGTCTTGTCGCCGTGATTCAAGTCGAGCGTAAATTGTGTGACTGGCTCACGTGGTCCAACGTCGAGCCACGTTTTTTCAGATTCTTTTTTGAATCCAGAAATCATGACGCGTTCGGTATCTCCGACGCGGTTCGCGTGAACTTCGTGATCGAGGCGAGCGGAAGAGAATGCCGTCCACTGATTCCCGTGAAACTCATGCCCAGGCGCGTCCCCCAACCGGCGCAGCACGATCCGCGCGAGCAGGTGAGCGGCAAGCGGAGGGGCGAGGGGCGCGTTAAGCACTTGTCCGCTCGTGATGAATCGCGACCGACTTCTCGCCGTATTTAGGATATCGTTCAATGAGCGTCGCCTTGCGCCCGTCGGCATGCACGTACGGCGTACGAATGCGATCGCTGGCCCCGCTGTAGGCTTCTGACCTCCCCATCTTCTGAGAAGGCGTGTGCTTTTTTTCTTTCTCGCCCCTTACGAAGCCGGCTTTCGTCAACTCTTTGTGCGCTTCCTTCGCGGCTTGCTTTGCATCCTTCAAGTCGTTGAACCTCTGAACGGCAACGCCGTTCGCTTCTCCCGTGCCGCTCGTCCATTGATTCCCGTGGAACTCATGCCCTGGCGCGTCGCCGAGCGCCTCGAACCCCAAGTAATGATCGAGCACTTCACGATTCTTCGTGGCAAGAGCCTCTTCGAGGATGGCCTCCAAGTTGGCAATCTCGGCCGCTTTTAACGCCGGAACTTTAGCAGGTAAAGCAGCTACTTTAGTTGGTAAAGTTCCCGGTGCTCCTGTTGCTGTCGGCGGCGCGCCAGTCCCCGGAACCGGCTTCCCGTTCGCGTCCAGCTCGAGCGGCGGCGGTTGGTTCACGCTGATGCGTTCCGGCGCACCGATCGGGACCTTCTTGTCATCCGGCAGCGGATCCCAGCCGTAGCAGCGCGACCGGATCTCGTCGTCGGTGAACACGGTGACGCCCATCGCCTTGTTCGTGCCGGCGAGCTTGAACGCGATGTCCGCCTTCTGACTCTCGGACAGCTCCTCGAACGGTTCGGTCTCTTCGAGCGGTGGCTTGTCGAACGCCATGTCGCGGATCTCGTCTTCCGAGAACACGACGCCGTCGTGCGTCTTGTTGACCGTCGCGAGGCTGAGCGCGAACGCCGCCTTGCCCTGCTCGTCCATGTTCTCTTCGACAGGCCAGCCGACCTCGTACTGCTTCGGCGTCGGCAGGTAGCCGAATTCGATCAGGCGGTCGACGAACTTGCGCACGATCATCGGACCAGCGTAGCCAGTGCGACGGTCCTGCACTTGACTGTCGAAGTTCTCGGCGTCCTGCTCGGAGGCGAGCGACCCCATCTCGCTGCCGGTCAGGATCCGCATCGGGATGCCCTTGCTCCCGGCGATCTGCTTCAGGATGGCGTCCGCCGGCGCGGCGAAGTTCGCCACCGCCGCTTCGATGAGCTTCACGTCCACTTCGCGCGTCGGGAGGAAGTTCGTGATGCCGTGTTGGTACTCTTCGAGCTTTGCCTTCAACGCGTTCAAGTCGTCCGGCGTGAACGTGGCATCCTTCTGGATGTTGGCGTTCAGCGAATGCTTGGCGCGCTGGAAGTACGACTCGGCACCGCCGCCGGTGATCTTCGCCAGGTCGGCGAGCAGGTTCCACACGCTCTCGAGCGTCGGGACGCCGTAGACGTTGTTGTCGAGCGCACCTTCGCAGACGTGAATCACGCGCGACCAGTGAACCGGCTTCGAGATCATCGGTGACGACAGGTCCGTGCGCCGGATCCTGTAGGTCAGCGGCTCGCCGAAGCGCGGCGACTGCGGGTCGACGTCGAACGTATCGATGCTGACGTCGGCGTCAGCCGACTGGGTGCGCGAACTGATGCTGCGGCCTTGGTCGCCGGGTCCGCCGCCGCCGAAGAACGGCTGCAAGAACAGCAGCTTGTCCGGCGTGCCCTTGGGCAGCGGCGTTTCGAGGTCGCCGGGTGCACCGATCAAGATGACCGAGTAGGTACTCAAGCCGGCCAGGATGTCGGCGTTCTGCAGCTTGTTCCAGACGTGGTGCTTCGCTTCGAGGACCTTGAACGCCTTCTCGAACTCGGTGTCCTTGTTCGGGTCCTCATCCTCGTAGACTTCCACGCCGCCGCGCCACGTGGCCTTCGGAAAGGCTTCAACGATGCGCTTCGCGATGCCGCCGCGCGCATACTCGTCGCGGTACTGCTGCGTCGTGACGATGCGGTCGTAGCCGAAGACTTCGTACAGGTCGCGCTTGCCGCCGTACTGAATGCCGGCGAGCTTGGCGAACTGCGTGCGGTCGAGCAGGACGCTGAGCGCGCGGAGCTGTACGTCGGAGAAGTCGGGCGACTCGCCGTTTGGCGCTCCGCTCGGCATCTCAGCGTGTCCATTGCCGCCGTGTCCGTTCCCGGTCGGCAGCGTGCCTTCGGTCACGACCCGCCTTCCTCCTGAAGCCGCGGCCGTTCGAGCCGGCGCAGTTCAACTTCCTGTACGGCCCACGCCAACGCATCTCGCTCGCCGATGTCGTAGGCCACGTCTTCGCCTGCTGCAACCTTCGCGGCGATCTGCGCCTCGAGGTAGCGGCGCCGTTGATTCAGACGCATGACGTGAACGTCGTACCTCACCACGTCAGCCCCCGTGCCGCCGGCTTGCGCAAGCTTTCGACCGCGTAGCGCAACGGATCGATGACGTGGTTCTTCTTGTCTTCGAGCACCGGCGGTTGAATGACCTTCTCGGTCTTCGGGTCCGTCTTGTACGAATAGGCGGTCAACTCGTCGATCGTATGCTTGCAGCGCGAATGCACGACGATGTCGTAACTCTGCAGGAAGATGACGCCTTCCTTGACGCTGTCCTTGCCCTTGACCGCGGCGCACATCTTCGGAAATCCGTTGCGCTGCAGGTACGAAATGGTTTCGGGTCGCGCCGAGTCTGCGACGATGACCGCCTCGCGAGCACGCGGCACTTGATCGAACAGCGCTGGCAGGTAGTCGATCTCGACGCCGACGCGATACGCCTCGTAGTCGACGAACAGCGTTCGGCCTTCAGGCCTGCAGCGCACGAGCGTCGACGGGTCGATGCTGTAGCCCCAGTCGGCGCCATAGTAGTACGTCGCATCGTCCGGCGACTCGAACTCTTCGATGCGCCAGTTCTTGAAGACGCGCGCCTCGCTGCGCGTCTCGTAGGCACCGAGCCACACGTGTTGGTATTTGTCGACGTCGCGCCGGCGGTCCCACTCCATCTCCTGACGCAAGACGTCTGGAAAGAATGGATTGTCCTTGTAGGACGACTCGATGACGATGGCGTCCGGCGGAGGTGGCGCGCTGCGCAACAATTTATCGACCGGATCGTCCGCCCTGCGTGGATTCCACGAGAACCACAGTTCAGATCCCGGCTCGCGGATCGTCGGGCGCAAGAGGGTCAAGCTCCGCTCGCTCAGGTTCTGCGCCTCTTCCACCCACGCGCGGTCGTAGCCCTCGAGGCTCTTGATCGACTCGGCGGTGTGCGACTGCATGCCTTGAAAGATGATGATGCCGTCGCCGGGAGTTTCGATGTGGGTGTTTAGCACGCGAAACTCTTTCGCCAATCCGTACGCCGTAATCTTGTCTTCGAGCAACCGCTTGACGGACTGCTCGAGGCTGACCTGATACTCGCGGACGCAGACGGCACGCAAGCCAGGGTGCCGCAGCGCGTCGTCGATGAGCAGATCGCCAAACGCATGACTCTTCGCGCCGCCTCGACCGCCGTACGCGCCTTTGTAACGAGACGGCTCCAAGAAGGGCAGAAACTTCTCGATGACAGGGATGTCAACGGTACGCGGCACACCTAGTGAATGACCTCCGCCTCGCTTTTCATTTGAGAACCATCCGGCACGCGCACGACGACGCGACGCACTTCCGTGATCGTTTCAATCGGCTGCCCGTCCTTGCCCGTATGCTCAACCTTGTCGGGCGGCTTGCCATACGCATAGTCGTAGAGGCGAAGTTCAACGGCTGGTGGCAGATTGCCGAGCGCGATGCGATCGCGAATGCTCTGACGGTATTCGCGCGAGGTCAAGATGCCCCTGCAGAAATCCTTGACGCTCATCTCTTCGCGCGTCTCGTCGAGCGGCGCGCTGTACGCGTCTTCCGTCCCGAGGAACTCCGCGAGGGTTTGGATCTTCTTCATGCTGAGTCTTCACCTCAGCACAGAAAATCGGGGCTGTCTAGTAATATCGGTTGAAAAATGTAAGTATTTTGGGTGCCAGTTACGAGGGTTACAGAGGTTATGCCCGCTAAGTACTACTATTATTACTATAGTAACTCTTGTAACCTATGTTACCTATAGCAATAGAGGAATACCCGTCAAACCGCCATTCCAGATTTTATGTACCTCTTGGCGGAAGCGGTTTCAATCGGTAACACGGTTACAGGAACCCGTTTTGTACCCTTTGTTACCGTTGTTACCCCTGAACTTCATGTAGTCCAACTTTATCAGCTGTATTAGAACCTTACATGCCTGGATCGAGCTTCGCGCTGCGCTGTCCGCTCCCAAACGGCGTGGCCCTCGCATACCCGACCTGCACCTTTCCGTCGCCGCGGACCTTGCAGCGCTCGAAGCCAAACCTCTGCATGACTTCCGAGATGCGTTTCGCGCCGAACAAGTCCCTGTGCGCAGGCGTAATGCCGAGCGCATCCCACAAGGCGCTCGTCGCCACTTGCACGCGCCCGGACGAAGCAGGCTCGATGCCCTCGAGCACCTCTTGAATGATCTCCTCCCACGCGTCGAC